CCTAAAATAAAATGCACGTATCTTTTACTTTATGAAAGTATCCTAAAACATGAGCGGACATCATCCTAATCCTGCTGATCAATATTACAACTACCCACAGGCGGAAAACATGCCAGACACAGAACTATTGTTGACTTTGGTAGAACGAATTGGCGTGCCTGTCGCGACTTTGATAGCCGCCGGGTATCTGATCATGTGGCTGCTGAAGAATGCTTCTGCAGAAAGAAATGCCTGGCAGCAGCGGGATGAGGCGCAGGATGAACGCATCCTAAAGATGGCACAGAACTCTTCAGACGCGCTGCTTCATGTAAAGGTGGCGTTGGAGGCAAACACACAGGCGATGAAAGAACTTATCCGATATAAGGCGTGATGGAGACAGTAACTGAAAAGACAACAATCAAGAACGGCGGGAAACCCAAGGATGACCCGCATATCCAATTGATGAAACTAAGATTTTGGGCAAGGTTTCTTATAAGCCTACTTGCCTTTGGCCTTTTTGGCTGGCTCGTATTCACTATGGTAAACAAACCAGACGAGTTAGCACAGTCCTCAAAGGATTTGATCAACCTTGCATTTGGTGCCTTCCTGCCAATCATTGGCATGTTGGGAAAACACTGGTTTGAGGTTAGCCATGACGAACCAGCACACAACCCTGAACCTGATAAACCTAAAGAAGAAGAAACAAATGGTAGCATCCCTACTCCTTAACGTGATTCAATCGCTGGTGGTAGATTCCGCAAGCACTTTAGCCAAGGACCATGTCACTAAGATGATGGAAGATAACCTCAGTGAAGATCAAATAAAAATGATTGACGCTGTGGTAGATGAGATGCCTGAAAACAGTTTTAAATCAGTAAAGGATCTCCTGTCTTGAAGCTCGCAAAATCATTCTCTCTCAAAGAGCTCACTAGGAGCCAGACAGCTCAGAGGCATGGCATTTCAAATGAGCCAGGAAACGATGAAGAAGGTCAGCAGATCATTGTTAATCTGACAGCTCTCTGCCAAAAAGTGTTGCAGCCGATAAGGGATAAGCACGGCAGAGTAGATGTCAACAGCGGCCTCCGGGTGCCGAAGCTGAACGCGATCATAACAGGAAACCCAAACAGCAAGAGCCAGCACCAATATGGCCTGGCAGCCGATATCGAGTGCCGCGACATATCAAACCTGGAACTCGCGAAATGGATATCAGAAAACCTGGAAGTCGATCAAGGAATCCTGGAGTGCTGGCAGAAAGGCGATGCCATCGATAAAGCCCCGCACTACGGCAGAAGTGGCTGGGTACATGTCAGCTACAGACCAGACGGGGAGAACCGCAACAAGTGGATGACCGCGTCTGTTGTCGATGGGAAAATGGAATACAGTGATGGCATCAATCCTTGAAGGTCACAGAGTATTTTACAGCAAAGGATTTAATGTGCCGCTGCTGCGGGGATCTTCCAGCAAAAGAACCGCAGGTCCTGCATTTCTATGAAAAGCTGGATGAGCTCAGATCCCTCTGTCGCTTTGAGATATCGGATGCGTACCGATGCCCGGATAGGGACAAGAAAGTATCGTTAAACAGTGCGACAGCAGGACATGGCGTACACACAATGGGTGTTGGAGTACACATACCCTGCTGTGTCAACACAGCGCACAAGATCCTTTCCAACGCGTTTGCTGTTGGATTCACGGGGATAGGAATAAACCAGGACGGGCCCTATGAGCTCCGATTTATTCACCTGGACACGATAACCACAGAAGAAGGCGGCATCGCTCACCATGGAAGGCCATGGGTATGGTGCCACAGAAGCGAACCATCGTTGCATAACTACTGATGCCCCTGCTACCAGTTGACATCCCTCCAGGGATATACAAGAACAGCACACAGTACCAGGCGAAGAATCGATGGTTTGATTGCAACCTCATCCGATTTACTGAGGGCCGCATCAAGCCTATAGGTGGATGGAGCAGGCTGACAGACGATCAGTTCACAAACCCTGTGAGAGGGATGCATTCCTGGAGAGCAACCACAGGAGAGCAATATCTTGTGATTGGCACCAGCAAGAGTGTGCATCTCTATGATGGCGAAACCATACACAACATAACCCCAACAGCAAAAGCAGATGGCACTGCAGTCAACTTTGCAAACTACAATGATTTTGACGTAACAGGCCTGGGTTATGGTGTAGACGATTATGGGGAGGATTATTACGGCACGCCGCGCACCAATAAAAACTCAAACCTAGAAGCGTCTGTATGGCATTTCGATAACCTGGGAGACACTCTGATTGGGGTGCTGTCCACAGACGGGACGTTATGGAAATGGCCTGGCACCTTCACAGGTAGCACCGCAAATATCATGGTGCAGGTTGAAGACACAAGTGGAACCAATGACCAGACAGACCTGACAGGAGTGATTGTCACCCCAGAGAGGCATGTCCTGACACTGGGACCTGGAGGAAACAGCAGAAAGATCGCCTTTAGCAGCCAAGGCACACTAAACACATGGACTGCAACAGGGACCAACACTGCAGGAAACATACAGATACAAACTAGGGGAAGGATTGTCACTGCACGCAGGACCAGATACGGGGTGCTGCTTTTCACAACCAGTGACATCTATCGCCTAAACTATCTAGGACCTCCGCTGGTTTACTCGATAGAACGGATTGCAGAGAGCGCAGGGCCAGCAGGAGCCAACGCGGTAGCAGGGAGCGCAGACCTTGTTGCATGGATGAGCTCACAAGGAAGATTCTTCTATTACGATGGATATGTTCGCCCTCTGAGCTGCGATGTTGCAGATCACGTTTTTACCAACATAAACATTGAGGTTGCAGGGCTAGTCGCAGCAGGGCACAACAGTAAACACAGCGAGATATGGTGGTTCTATCCTACAGCAGGAGGAGATAAGCCAACCCGGTATGTGGCATGGAACTACAGAGACAAGACCTGGATCATAGGGGAGCTGCACAGATCCTTCTGGCATGACAGCGCGGCTTTTGACCTGCAGCTTGCTACCGGGAACTATGACAGTGATAACACCACGGGTGGATATTTATATAGGATGGAAGAAGATGCAGATGATACCAGACCCTCGCGAGATCCAGGGACATCTGCTCCAAGCAACATCCAGGAGCTCTCAGAAAATGTAAGGCTTCTTTCTTTCGGGCAAACAAGCAGTGATGGATTTAACCCGTGTTTCGCAGAGACAGGTGCAGTAGAGCTGAGAGAAGGAAACAAGAACTTGATGGTGAACCAGATTGTCACAGACACAGACAGCGGCAGCAATGGGCTCCGCTTTTCCATCAAAACCCAGTTCACACCAGATGGAGATAGCACAACGCATGGTCCCTTTGCACTGCAGTCTGATGGCTACACTGATGCGCGGTTCAGCGGGAGAGAAGGCATCATGAAGATAGAGAGCGGGTTTGACCAGGAGTGGCGTTTCGGGACTGTCAGGCTTGACGCTAGGCTAACAGGAACCCGGTGAGCAGCCTCCCAGATCCGCCTGCTGAATATGAGCAGAGGCATATCAGTGAGATGCAGAATCTGCTGGAGCAGACAGACAGCAAGGCTTTAAAAACGAATGAGGACAACATCATAGAGGAAGGAACCATCATCCTAAAAAGTGCTAACGGGTCTTACTTCAAACTTCAGGTTGATAACAGCGGGACGCTATCCACAGCTTCCGTGACAACTGATGCAGATGGGAATCCAGTAACCAGTGGGAACCCCTACGTTTGATGAAAAAACTAGAAGCCACCTTATCCCAGCACTGGAATACGATGGCAACCATGGCATACAGGATATTGAGGACCTGCACGCAAAAGGCCTCTGTGACCTATGGAAAAATGAAACAGCATCTATCATCACTGAGCTCCTTTGTTTCCCTAAACGCCGGGTACTACATATATGGCTGGCTGGAGGAGATATGGAGGGCTGTAAAAAACTTTTACTTCAGATTGAGGAAGCAGCACTAGAAACAGGCTGCAACGGAGTTTCATGGACAGGAAGACCAGGATGGAAAAAGATTTTCCCGGAATACAAACAAACAGCGGTTTCACTGCTAAAGGAGTTTCATGAGTAAAGGCGGCGGAGGCGGAGGCAGGCAGCAGCAGCAGTCAAGCACCAGGCCAGACGAAGAATACCTAGCAATGCGGCGTAAGATTGCTGACAAAGCGTTCAACGCATTTGATCAGCAGCGCGGTTATGGAGGGGATGTCACGGCAAACTTTACCAGTGATCAACTGGGAGCCATGCAGGATGTCCGCGGAATGCAGGGGATGGGTCAGGGAGTCTACCAGCAGGGCATCGACAGAAGCCTGCAGGGTTATGACCCAACGATGGGACAGGCAGCACAACTGAATCCAACGCAGTTTGTTAATCCTTTTCAGGACCAAGTCATCGACAGGACTGTTGCAGCACAGCAGCAATTCTTGGAAGGAGCCTTGGAAGGAGAGGCAGCAAAAGCAATAGCAGCAGGAGGCCCTGAAGCACTTGCGAACAGCAGATACGGGATTGTGAGAGGGCAGACAATAGCACAGTCAGCACAGGATCTGACAGACAAAGTCGCAGCTCTCACTGCACAAGGTTTCGATAGAAGCGCAGCACTGTCAGCAGCACAGGCTGGTAGAGAAGACGCGATGACTAGGGCAAACCAGAACCTGGGGCTTGGAGCAGCACAGCTTGACATGCGTGGAGCAGGGCAGGCAGCTCAACTGCAGGAACTGCAGAGAAGAGCTCAGATGGGAGACACCAATGCATTAATGCAGATTGGCGCGATGCAGCAGCAGATGGCGCAGCAGGATATCGATTATGAGATCGCGAAGAGCGACATGAATGATCCTCTAAACAAAATGCAGTACCTCTATCCATTGCTAGGAGCTGGCGCAGGCCAGAGCTCTGTAGCGAGTGGAGCTGGAGGCCCATCAAAGTATAACAAGAACATGGGAGCTCTAGGGCTCGCCGCTTCAGGCGCAGCAACAGGCGCAATGGTTGGAGGCGTTCCTGGAGCAGCAATAGGTGGATTGGTTGGATTAGCTGGGGGGTTGATGGCATGAACAACTACAACAGCATGATGCCAGCTCCATTCGCGCAGGAGCAGATGAATCCAAATGCCAGTAAGTATATTTACAACAGGCAGCCTTTCTTTCCAACAGGCCCAGAATTCACCCCAGCAGTGCCCCAGGTTGGCACAGGGTTTACTCCAGAACAGATGAATTCAGCTTTCTATAAACCTCCGCAAGACAACCCGATGGCGGCATACGCCCAGAACCCAGTGATGGCTGCCCCGCAGCAGGACATGTCAACTCCCGGTTTCGTCCAGCAGCAGATGGCAGACCCTACTTTTGAGAGGGAGCCAACACCTCCTGAAACCCCGATGTCAGATAGCGACAAAGCAGCTTTAGTAGGAGGCCTGGGGCAGATAGGAAAA